TTCTATTTTTTTAAGTTGCTTTGATATTATACCTTGCGGAAATATAGATTCTTTTCTATAAGCAAATCCTTCTGCAATATTGGTTGGCTTCTGAGATATTCTTAATTGATATTGTTCGGGATTTAGTTTATTCTTCCAATCCTCTCTTTCTAGCATTATTGCTTCTAAAGCTTCTTCTACTTTAGAGTTTCCAAAGTCATCAATGTATGGGGGCATAGACCATTGCTCTGGAATAAATAATCCCGATAAACCTATAGTACCATCTTTATCTAAAAGATTTGTTTTAACTGCATATATATCATTGTTTGTAGGATTAAGGATCATATCCTTGAGTGGATTACATTGATCTAAATCACCAACAGATCCTGCTGCAATAAATTGACCTGTAGTCATCATACCGGAAGACATTGCAGGACGTAAATATTCATATGTATCTGCCATCTTAGGTGCAATACCCGCCTCTTCATGAAAGAAGTAAGTTGTAGGTCCCCCTACTCCAGTTGTTGCATTTTTTTCAAATGATGCACCTTGTATCTTAGATTTTAATCCTTTGCTTGTTTTTCTATTACCTACTCTAACTTCAATTTGCTGCTGCCAAAGTAAAACTTTTTCCGGGTTACTTGGTCTATACCAAGCAGTATGCTCATTAAGAAAATCTTTGTATTCTTCTAAGAACTTCCAAGATCCCTTATCATTTATATAATCTTTAAGACTAGCTCCAATTTTACATACGCTACCTTCCTCAAACCAGTATGTATTTATGATTTTACCCATATGAAAGTAAGAAGAAGCTATCTGACGTTTTTTAAATATAGCAGCATGTTTATTACTAAGTTCTGCTATTACTTCATATAGAGCCATATGATATTGAGCATCTCTAACTTTTGCAAATCCATATGCCTTTTCTTCCTTATCATATATAGGTAGAAAGTTTAACCACATATAATAATCTCTAGTTAAATACCAAGTTTTATTATTATTCTGGTATATTACACCAAGTCTGCATTTTGCTTTTTCCGCATCCCAGTATTTTCTAAAATCTTTGCCTCCATTTGGGGCATTTAAGTATACATTTGTAGTATTAAATTTTCGGGCTTCTTGATTAAATACTTTAGATGTTTCATCAAATTCATATTCACCTGGTTCCTTGAATAAAGGCAATAAAAAATCTAACCACTCTTGATTAGTCTCAAAAGTGGTTGTTGTCCAATCTCCATTTAAATATGTTGGAACTACTCTCACATTTCTACTATTGCTAATATAGTATCAACATTAATTAGTTGATGATTTTCACCATCATGTTTCATACCGACTCCTTCTGCGTATTCAGCATACTTTACAATATCTCCAACTTTTACTGATGTTACATCTTGACCTATAGCAACTACATCTGCCATATAATCCTTAGTTGTATTTGGATTTATAATATCAGTGCCTGGAAAAAACTGTTGCGGCTGCCTGTCCTTAATTAATACTTTTCTGCCTATTGGTGTTACTTTCATTGGTTTTTATTTACATTTGATCGTAGGCCAACCCTTGACCTCCCCTTACTGATGATTGTTGTTCATCTTTTAAATCTTTATATGCTCCTTTAAATGATTGTCTAATACTGTCAAAGTCTTTAGCAACGGCCCTTATTTGACTAATATTACCGTCTCTACCATCTGTTATTTGCGTATTAGCCATATATGTTGCCATATTATCTAAAGCTTTCTTAATGCCCATGTATGCACGCATTGTAGGCGTTTCATATAACTTATAGCACATATCTAAAGCTAATCTTATCTTACTATCTTCAGGAGACTCTTCTAGAGCTACTTCTTCTATAATAATATCTTCCTTTTCATGCTCCGGCAAATGAAAGAAAGGATTCATATCTGGATTAGGACAGCTCATATAGAATAAGTATTTAAATATACTTAAATGACTATCTGGATACTCATCCATTATATCCTTTAAAAAGTTCAATGTATAACAGTGATCTGTTAAAACAAGCGCTCCATTATCTATTTCAAAAAGTTTTATTAACATATTATTCTCTTATTACTAATTGTAAATCTGTTACTAACATATCATCATTACTACTGGTGTTTTCAACATATAGTTCTATAGTATCTGAATTATTCATTAAAGTACCATAAACCATAGTAATTGCATCATTAGGATTAGCTCTTACTTGAGTTTGGGAACCAGGCAACTGAGTGCCATTTTTATAGTAGTAAAATGTATAGTCATCCGCACCTGAACCCTGTTTATCAAATGTTATTGTACAGTGTAGAGAAACATAAACTTGTTTTGTACCAATATACGTATTTACTCCAGCAGCACTTGTTGTAAATCTTACACTTGCTTGTTGAGTAGCTCCACCACCCATATTAATTTGTGTAGGTACATTCTGCGTTAGAGATGTAATAGTAGTATTTCTAGTTAACGTCATAACAGTACCGCTTACGGAATTCAATAAACCTTGATTTGCAAATACATCATACCCAGTAGTTTGTGCAGATGAATAATCAGGTAAAAGAACTACAGGTACTTCGGGTAAAAATATTTTACCTGTAGTTAAACCTATAGTAACAAAGGCATTAGAAGATATAGTACCAAATCCTGTAGTAGATCCCGTTGCTATTTCAATACCATTCTGAGTTTGTTGAGGATGTATTACACAACCATTAATGTTTACTGCTCCAAATGATGCTAAGTTATTGGGTAATAACTCTATCATAGAACAAGTAGACCATCCTCCTGGTGTTGGAATAGTAGTTTCATCAAACCATCTAATTAACTCGCAAGATGTTATCTCTATTTTGGAAGTATCTTCAAATCTCAAACCAAAGTTTTGAGCTTTAATATAGAAAAATAAACAGTTATTTACATCTACAAGATCAAAACCTTTAATGTCCATTACATCATATGTACCTCTAAACTGACAGTTTAAAAATGTAAGAACTTTTAATCTACCTGTATTAAATCCTGCAGCGTCAACATTAGTTGCTGAAATAATTGATCCTGTTGCTCTAGTTCCTGAAAGCCTAATGCTTGACATACTAAAATTAACATCAACTATAGTAAGCATAGGTCCTGTAGCTTCCCATATTAAATGATCTGAATTTCTATCTAGGCCTATAATCTCAACACCTTCTACATTACATGTTATGGAGGAAGATATGTTTATTTCCCCTCTAATTATGTAAGTAGTGTTTGCTACTAAAGTTGCAGGTAGGTCAGAAGCTTCTGTAACTTCCCTAATTATTCTACCATTTACAGTTCTTATTTCTTTACCTCTATCCCAAGTAAGTGCACCATCTAATGTAGCAACTCTACCATCTGCCACATTACCATCATTAAGATAAATGTTTTCAAATGCGCTTCTTATTTCTAAATCCTCATCTGCTCCAGGATTTAATTTTGCAATTGAAATACCCGTACCAGCAACAAGTTTATTTTCCAAAAAGTCAGCTGTAGTATCTGCAGAAGATACCTTTACTTTATGAGGATCAACTCCTGGTCCTATAGGTAATAATTTACCAAATGTTTCTGGAGACATTGCTGCAAAATATACGCCATCATTCCCATCTACATAAATCTGTGTAATCTGCCTATCTCTATATGGTTGATTGGTAGAGCTTACATAACGTTGGTAAGCTATAACTTTTTCTAAATCTATTGTTATTTTAGATGATACTAATGTAGGTATATTGTTTTGAAAAGTATTAATATATCCATCTAATTCTGTTAATGCCATTTTATTTATTTTTTAACCAGTTAATCATACTAATAACCTCAGATTTAAGATATGGTAATTCATACATTTTAATCTGTTCTAAAATGGGCTCTCCATTTACATGTTCGTTAATTGGGTATCCGTTTTTATCTTCTCCCACTTGTTTAAACTTTACATGTTGTATTGTAAGTTTACCTATTTTAAGTTTAGGATTATGCTTTTTAATAATATACGCATAAATACTCAATTGTAAGTTATAGTGACTTATATGGCAATCATCTAAATGAGATACTGGATTATATAGCTTTTTTGTAATTCCTTCCCAATTTGTATAACCTTTTTCTTTAATTTCTTTGTTTGTTTTATAGTCTGTAATATTAATTGTACCATTTACAATTTCAACTAAATCTGCCTGACCGCATAATTTTGCTGATTTTAAATAAACCAAATGTTCTGGATATACACCATCTTTTAGTTTTTGTTCTGGTGCAATTTTAACTCCATTTTCTTTAACTATTGGTTTTATTATGGGTATTTCCAAACCCTCTCTTTGGATTGTTTTAAAATCCAACATGTCCGATTCTCTTTGATTATGATACCAATTTCCAAGTTTAATTGCTCTATTTTTTTCTCCTTCCCAAGCATCTAAAATTTCTTTTGGAGTCATACCATACCATTTAGATTTTTTATTCTTAGAAGACTTCTTAGCTATTGCTTTACCGTCAAATGGTTCCTTAAACATGGAAACTAATGATGTAACACTAATCCAGTCTATATTATCTTGGTCATTGCTCTCATATGTATGACCTTCTTCTTTAAATGTTATTGCCATCTCCTAGTAATTTATTTACTTGTTCTCCAAAATCAGCATCATTTGGATACTTTTTTCTAAGCAAATGTAGCTTTCCAATGAAATCACTTTCATAAGTTATCTTAGGTTCAGTTTCTGTCATTGGTGTAAAAGCAGGTCTTTGCCAGTCTTTAGTTTGTCTTAGCTTATCCATCTGTTAAATTATCTAATACATCTTCTTCTTTTTCACTCATTAATGCTTTCCATTCTCCTATTGGACATTCTGATGATAAAGCTCTTGTTTTAAATTCTAATGAACATCCGCAATTACCACAACAAGGTTGTGTACCTGGAACTTCGCATTTAGAACCTTTCCTATCCATTTCCGGACATTCATTGCAAATAGCCATTCTTTTAGCGGAAACATCTTCTACAAAATCATCTCTCATTATTGAGTTTTTGATTCCTTCATAGATTTGTTTTCTATTATCCCATATCTTTCTTAGATTCATTTTTCTTTTCTTTAAACTCTTTTTTTTCTAATTCTTGTTCTTCTAGCATCTTTAGCACATTCTCCATTTCATCTATTCTATCTTCAATACTCAGTTTCTTTTGATAGCCTGAATAAGTGTTATTTACTATATTACCTAAATAACTTTTTTTACGCTTTATTTGCTTTTGTAGCCTATTCTTTCTTATTGAAAAGGTACCTAGACCATCTACAAATATTTTAGGATGCTCTAATTCAGATAAACTTTTTCTTAGCTTGCTATAGTAAAATGTTATAAAATCATCAACTACATTTTCGTGAACACCAACTTCTTTTGCAATCCCCTTTTTAAAATCTTTATGACTCTTTGGATTCATCTTTACCTAATATTTTAAAGTCTAAGAAAACCAATTTATCTACTTCAACTTTTAAATCTTTACTTAGTATTATTGTCTTTTTATTTTTACCGTCTTTTATAATTAGGTTTTTCTTCTCAGCTTTAGTTATGGCATTTCTTGCCGATTGAGGACTTTTAAATATATTTTTCATAACTACAAGCTTGCAAAAATCCGTTAATTCATGCTCGCCTAGCTCAGCTAATAATGCTAAACATGCCAAATCAGCAGTGCTAATTTGTATTTTATTAAAAAAACAATGAGTTAATATCTGGTACTGAGTAGTATCAGATATTGTTGTTTTTATTCTTTTATCTACTTTTTTTACAATTGCCATTACTTTAAACTTAATATCATATCAATCATATCCGGATCTGGATAAATATCCATCTTACCTTTTCTAACATTCGTATGAGATAGTAAACCTTTTATTTTTCCATAATAAGCATCCTCTTGAAATTCAAATGCTTTTACTGGACCATGCTTCTTTATAAGTTGTTGTAGTCCTATTCTCATATCTATCTCATCTCTTTCTTGTATATACTTGAGAAGCATTTCAGTTTCTTTAACTTGACTAGATGAGTACTTGTGCCAAAATTTTCTATTTCTAAAAGCTTTTGCAAGTTCAATAACTTGATCAGGATGGGCTTTTTTACCAACATAGCTTTTATAATCATCATCTAAATAACCTATAGAACATACTTCCAATCCAATAGAATGCCTATTCATATATCCTGATCCAGTTGCACCTAAATGCCAACCATATCCGTCTTCTGGAAAAGCTTGCACCATAACTCCATCATACTCATCATCTCCAGTTCTATAGTTTTGACCCCCCAGAACAAATTCAGTAGCTACACGCCCCCGCTTATCTCTTTCCCAATGATCTATACATCTATAGGGGTTGCATCCTCCTGCTGTATGATGTAAAAACATATACTCATTTGTACCAGGTTTTCTAAGATACTCACTTTTACTTAAATAATACTTATGTATTCTCTGACCATAATTAGTTGTAAACCATTGCTCCCCTAAATCAGTATCCTCATTAATTGCTTCAATATCAGGTTTAACCACAACAAGAAGTTGCCAAGTTACATTTCCTACAATGCCATCTACCTTAATATTATTATGCAATTGAAATTTCTTAACAGCATTTTCTGTTAATGGTCCGAAAATACCATCTGCTGGTAGCATTAGTATTTCTTGCAGTTTTTTTACATGACCTCCTTCAGATCCTCTCTTTAGAAGCTGCATGTTATTTAGTTTTAAGAGATCTGAATGATTGTTTAACACTATCAACAGCTTCAGAAAATTCTTTTTTTGCTTCAGCAACATCCTCTGCACCTTCTTCCCCTTCTTCGGGAGATCCATACGTTTGTGCTAAAAACATTTGAGCTTGAATTCTCTTAACTCTAGTTTGTTCTATGTCAGTTAGTAATTGCTCATATTCTAGTTGAGCTTTTAAATGCGGAAGATTGTCTTTATAAAACTTTGTTACTTCAGTTCTTCTTTTTGCAGCTTGTTCTTTAGCTTTAGAGATATCTTTATCAGATTCAGCTACTTTTGCTGTACTTTTTTTATCAGCCATTCTTTTTAAATTTTTGGTTTATATGGCTAATATAATAATTAAACTTTAATTAGTTAAACTTTAGTTTTTTATTTTCTTTCTGTACAAACCATTATCACGTTCAATAACTAGACCTTTATATGATTCTTTTACTTCTTGACCTAAGATATTATATCTTATATCGTTTCCGTTTAATTTGCGATATACAGATACGGGATACCACGATTGCATGTACCCATCTATGTCTGTTTGGTTTAATCTATAATACACATGATTATATATTATGGAATAATCTATGTATTGGTATTCTTGTAAACTTGTAGAAAACCCTGCAGCGGATATTTCTGTAACAAGATCCCATTCATTTCCATCTATAGATCTAAACAAACTAAAATAGTCTGATTGATATTCAGATGCTGTAGACCAATCTAACTGAACACCATCATCTAATAATTTTGCCGTAAACTCTAACTGCTCTACTGGTAGAGGTTGTGGATCATATATAGTTGTAAACTCTACATGAGAGTATTTACCATTTATATTACCAGATCCCCCGGTTGTATTTAGAACAAACGCAAGAGCAGTCGTTGTAGGGGATAAAGTAACTCCATAAAACCCATTAAGATTAGATATGTCATAGAAAAACCAACCATTGTCATAAAAATACAATCCAAAAACATCCCCATTGCGGATATCACTTTGTTGACGCCAGAGTAATTCAACTGAAGACCACGTACTGAAATCATAGATTGGACTTTGGAATACATAGAACTCACCCGCCAAATAGTTTCCTGTAATATTAAAGCAAAGATCACCAGCATGGGAACCAGTATTACCTCCGGGACTAGTCCACTCACCAGTACCGTCAAAACTATCAAAAGATTCATCAATCTGTCCATAACTTAAAAACGAAATTAAAAATAATATTACTAACCATTTCATTGTTCCGGATATTTTCGATCCATTATTTTTTTCAGCTCGGCACATCTCTCATACCATTCTACCTTCTCATAAT